CCCCAATGGGAGAGACACCTACATTGTGCTCGACATTCCGGCCAAGAAACAATGAAAATAATCTCTCTCTGGTAGGGAACTCCTTAGGCAATCCCTCAGGAGTAAAGAACTCAGTAAATGCAATTTTGTAACCAATGACATCCTCAATATCATCCCGCTGGTCCACAACGGGTACCAAGTCACTTGACCTTGATAACTCCCATTGTGTGCGGCACGCATCATAGACGTGTGGATAATAATATCCACCTGAAACGACTATACCACATGACTTCACTAACATGTAGGCTAATCTTTCACCTTCTTCATTATGAAACTTCTTTTTATGATAAGTCAAAGAAGTTAACAAACGAATATCGTCAGGTGCTGGAACATATGCATTATACTCTGAGAACATGAGTGACTGGCCAAGAATTGGTCCCTTGACCATAACACCTCGTACAAACTTCTCAGGTTCTAATGTATCCTCTTTAACTTTGAAATTGTATTTCGCAAAGACTCCTACGGCAGTTTGTATTGCTCCACGTAGGGCCTGTTCATCGGGTAAATTCGTAAAGACATTTAATCTTGACAATTCAGCAAAAACAATACCCATGGAAATTAAGTCAATATACGTTGTACCTGGAATACCAGACAACAAACCAACTTCCTTCATTCCACAGAGACCATGATGAAAAATAGTCAAATTTTTGATTGCTATTTGTGGGAGATGAGCTAAAAGCACACGATACTCACGAGGCAGGTGCGGGCCCATATCCATCGCAACTTTTGCACACACAATATTAAGATGATAACTTCTTAAATGCATGTCAAGTGCAAACGAATCAGGGCACCACAACCACAATTCCCCATTGAGTAAACGAATACCAATAACACAATCATCCGCATAAATAACAGCTCTCCAATTTCCTACTGTGGTTGCTTCAAAATGTTTTATCAATTTCTCAGCCCCACCATCTGTCCAAGAATGACCAACCATGTTAACAGACGAACCTGTAACATAATTCTTCAAACCTTCTCCATATGCAGCCCACAACATTGACATGAGTGCACCAAACCCTGCTGGAAAAACATAATAGGGGCGAGTCTTTTCATACAAATCGGCTCGCGCCATTAACTCAAACTTGTTCTTCAAAATACAAGCAGTGAGAGTTTTACCAGCTTCCGATGTCATCCATGCGCCAAACGTTGATTTACCCTTAGCATCAACTGCAAGAAGTTGATGTCGAATAATTTCAGCATCATCGGCCATGGCTAGTATTCCAGGTTTATCAAAAATTACTCTATCACTATCATCAAATATGGTGATCTGTGAGCCCTTTTTGAATGCCGGGAACGGCAAGCCATAACCTGCTGCTAAATTAACTTTATATGAGGTAAATTGCTCGTTCTCAGGCAACAATGAACAACTAGGACCAGAATACTGCCAGGGTAACAATCTGTGTAGAAGAGAAAAATCATTTAATGGAGGTGGATGAAATTGCCAGATATCCTTCTCAAGCCCGCGTTGTAATCGAGTATAGAGACCCTGTGTAGATCCACCACTCATGAAATGGGCGTTAATACTCTCTCCTAATTCAAAATAAAATTTTTCGTGGCCTTTCATCCGCTCAGGTGTAAAAAGTCTTTCGATGATTCGCCTATCTGGCGCAACACCGGAAGTTTGAAATACACTCACAAACGGCTGATTAGCCCCTTTCA